GCGCTTGGACTGGCGCGAGACGTACAACCAAGTCGTCGCCTACTACACGAAGCCGAATGGCCGCTATGGCAACCTCATGGTCTGGGACTACGAGGGTCCGATAGGCGGGCCGACACCGGCGCGGACGAAGTTCCTTGACCTGCGCGGCATCTGCGACTCGTCCACCGAGGCGACGACCATCGCGAACCGCGTACTGGCCGAGTGCCTGTGGCCGCGACCCACGGGGTCCGTGACGCTCAAGGGCGACTGCACGCTCGGGAACGGCTACCGGATGCCTGCTATCTACCTGCGCCCCGGCGTGATGGTCAAGAACCCGGACCTGCGGCTGGAGGACACCGGAGACCCGAAGAACAAAGGACTCATGCTCGTTACCGCCTGCTCGGGCCGTCTCGTGGACCGGCAGATCACATTGACGCTCGGCACGCGCG